TTCTTCCTGTTTCTATTGGCGATTTCGCTGTATTTGCAGATACAGAGGGAACTCTGAAGAGCGTAACGAAAGCCAATGGCACTGAAGCAACTAACGCTGTTACTGCTAGCGGACTAGTTGGAGTTATCACGACTTCTGCTTTGACAACTGCAGCGGCAGGTAGCTATGAGATTACGTGGACCAATACCCTTATCGCAGCGACAAGTTCTATTCAGTTAACGCTGATGGGCGGAACAAATACAATGAAGAACGTGCAATTACAAGTTGTTCCCGGCGCTGGTTCAGCAGTAGTGACTATTTATAACCTTTCTGCAGCTTCTGCTCTAGACGGAACGATAATCTTAGCATATACTGTTCTATAGTAAGACACGACGTGTTGTTTGAGAGTCTCCGGAATCTCCGTATCTTGCACTCCGGCCTCTAGAGAATCCCAAAAAAACCCTGTTACTAATCACTCCAGGGGGAGTTTCTCTAGGGGTTTTACTATTTTAAAAGCCAAATACTCCAATCTCTCATCTCTCTCTATAGAAATCAAACTCTATTGCCGATACATAATCTCTCTGCTACTCTCTAAATGTGTACATGCACAGCAATTGTTAAACGAGACTCATGCGTAATTGAGGTTTTTGTAGCGTGACGGCGTAATAGTTCGGACACCTAGCCGTTTTAGGGATTTACCGTGGCGGGGTTAATAGCTTAGAGGGAAATTATGGATAATGTGATGTCAGAGAATGAAAATTTTAATACTAATCAAGGTAGCGTTGAGCAGCCTGCGAAGCCTCAAGAAAGGACTTTTAGACAGTCTGACTTGAACGAAATCGTTGGTCGCGCAAAGCATGAAGCTGTAGAGAGTTATAAGCGTCAAAACGCAAACGTATCTCATCAAAGTGGAATGTCTGAAGACGAAGTGCGAAGACTGACTAGCGAAGAAGTTTCTCGTCAGAGAGACAAGTGGCAAGCAGAGCAGCAGGAAGCCGCAAATGCAGCCACGGTTCAACGCATTGTTAGTGCGTATCAGTCGAAAATAGCAGGCATCAATGAAAAGTATTCTGACTACAACGAAGTTTCTGAAGGTTTGAACATGGGTGTTTACCCAAACGTTGTTCAGATGCTGGCAGAAAACGTTGATAATGCTGATGACGTTCTTTATGAGCTCTCTAAAAATAGAAGCAAGTTAAATCAATTACAGTCGACTTACGAAAGAAGTCCGAAAGATGCTGTATACGATTTGCAAAGACTAGCTAAATCTATCAAAGAGAACACGAAAGTTATGTCTTCAAAGCAAGCAGCTACACCGTTATCTCAGCAAAGACCTTCTAGCCCTGGCGTTGGCTCTCCTGTTTCTTCCATGTCGGCTTTGAAATCAAAGTACCGCGGTTAGATGCGGGGAGCTCTTGATAATCGAACATAACGAGGAACTTTAAAATGGCTGTTTATCCAAGTAATATCTTACAGCAAGTACAGACGTACCAACGTTCTGGCTTGGCCCTTCTGCAAAACATGTGTTGCCACATCTCAACGGCTAACACAAAGTTTAAAGATTTTGACAAGATTCAAGCTAATCTTGGCTCGAGTGTAACTTTCGACTTACCACCTCGCGCCACAACATCTGCTGGTTTGGTTGCTTCTTGGCAAGCTGCTACACAACGTGTACAAACACTAACTTGCGATCAAGCTAACAATGCTGCATTCAGCGTCACATCTCAAGAAAGAATCTTCAATCTTGAAAAAGGCGAAGAAGATTACATGAAGGTGTTCGGTAAGTCCTTTATCGCTGAGCTTGCTGCACAAGTAGAAGGCAACGTGGCTAAAAACTGGGTCTCCGGTGTTCGTAGTCAGCTAGATGATTCAGTAAACACAGCTTCCGGCCCATATCGCTTCTACGGAAACGGCTCCACAGCTTTGTCTTCGTATCAGCAATTAGCTCAGTCCATTATGTTTTTCAAGAACTATGGCGCTGTTCACGACGGAATTAAAGTGTATCTTCCTGATACAGTAGTACCTGGCATTGTAGGAAGTGGACTGAATCAGTTCGCACCAATTCGTAACGATGCAATCGCCAACTCTTGGGATATTGGTGATTTTGGAACTCCTCCGGTCAATTACTATAGATCTAATCTGATGCCTCTTCACGTTTCCGGTAACACAGGTGTAGACCAAAATACATTAACTGTTGTTTCGACAAACGATCCTACTGGTAAGAACATCACACAAATCACTGTAAGCGGTGCTACAAATAGTGACTCGAATGCTGTTTTCTCCGGAGATTTGTTCCAGTTCCAAGACGGTGTATCTAGCCAGCCCAACATGCGTTATTTGACTTTCATCGGTCATTTCCCGAGCGCTAACCCGGTTCAGTTTCGCGCTACTGCTGACTCTGCTGCTGATGCTAGTGGTAACGTTGTTCTGAATATCTTCCCAGCTTTAAACTCAGCCGGCGGACAGAATCAAAACATGAACAACCCTATTGCTGCAGGAATGCAAATCAAAGGTCTAGTGTCGCATCGTGCAGGCGGAATATCAGGCGGAGATGCTATGTACTTAGCTATGCCAAGACTTCCAGAGCAAGACCCGTATGCCACTTCTAGTGAGTACGATGACAGCACCGGTGTGTCTATGCGTATGACCTATGGTTCGGTATTTGGACAAAATCAGTCTGGTATCATTTATGATGAAACGCATGGTTCGTTGATAATTCCGGAGTACGCCATGAGAATGATCATTCCTCTTAGTCAGGGTTAATGACTCTCGCATGATCTTGTTGTAGAATATACAATCTACAACAAAATCATTGAGATTAAAATGCCTTGCGATATTGCTGTAAATGATTGCATCATATGCGGAAAAGATAAGAGGGAGGGTTCTTGGCCAGAGCGCCATGCCAGGTGCAGGTCTTGCTTCTCGGAGCAGACTAAGGCAAACAGACTGAAAAGAATGTCTGCTAAGGGGATTGAGCCAAAAAGAATTGGTAAAAGTCCTAACTGTTACTGGTGCGGAGCTCTGAAAGAGAATCCGAAATCTGGTCTTTGCAACCCTTGTCGAGCTGAAGAGGCTAGGCAGTATCGAGCTAAGAAAAGAGCTGATAAAGGATTGCTTCCTTTTGGTGAGGGAAGAGGTCCGAACTGCACAAGCTGTGGAGTAGTCAGGGAGAATCCTAAGGCTGGATACTGCAATAAGTGCGCCAGGGAAAAGAATAAGGCTGCAGAAGCGGCTAGAGTAGCGAAGGGACTGCCTTCTTACAAGGAGGGTATAAGCCCAAACTGCTATAGCTGCGGAAAGCTGAATGAGAATCCGAAGAAAGGCTATTGCTATGAATGTCGCAATATTAATTCAAGGGCCAGGTCTCTGGTTAGCGGCGAGGTTAAATCTCATCGCTCAGGGGTCTGCAAGACTTGTGGTCAAGGATATGTTCATCAAAGAACGTGTGGCTGCGCTGAATTAGTAAAGATAGCGAGACAAGAAAAGCGCGATGATAAAAATTCTGTGGAATTCTTTATAAGGGAATCCGCCAGAAGAATGGTTGGAAGGGCAATAAAGAAAGGTATTTTAATCAAACAGATATGCGAAGTTTGCGGAAATGATAATGTGGATGCGCATCATGAAGACTATACTCAGCCCTTGAAGGTTATGTGGTTATGTAGGCTTCATCATATGCGCCTTCACGCTGAGAAACTCAAATTAAATAAGGACTTTTAATATGGCAATTGCACAAATACAGAACGATCCGATCTATTCGTTACCGTTTCAATATATCTCCGGTCTAGACCTTTCTATCGCTTCTACAAAAGTAATTGCGATCGCTCCAGGTCAAGCAAGAGATTCTAATGACATCCTCGATATGCCTGTTGGGTATCAAGACATTCAGGGAACTACATCTCCAGAGACTCTGTTCAGCGGATATCGCCAGCCTCTGCTAGTTAATACAGCTGTTGTCGGTGTGAACGGATTAGATGCAGGCGCTTTAGCTGCAAGTTCTCAGTATGCGATTTATTTGATTGCGGATTCTCGCGGGTATAAGAAAGAAGCTGGTATTATGACATTGTCTAGCAATGCGCATCCTCTTTTACC